CTTCTAGTGTCTGCACGAATACCTGTTTGGGCATCCCTGTCTTTTTCAGTGCCACGACGCAGTACCACCCTTTTGGGGATAGCACTGCAGACAGTAATTTTTTCATTGCCATAGCCGCCTTAATGCACCGCGCAAAAAAGGTGAGGCGTCAGGGGGCGCGGCGGTACCCCTTTTCGTTCCGTCGAACTAGACGCCCCGTTAGTCTATGCTAAAGCCAACCTTCTCCAAGATGGCAAAGATCTCGTCGGCATGACGCTTCCGTGGCATCCAGTCACCAGTAAACCATTTGTAAATGGTCATGCGGCTCACCTTCAGGTGCACAGAAACGTCATTGACGGGGATCTCTCTAGAGATGCAGTACCGCCCCAGCACAACGCCGGGGTTGTCGGTACTCGCCTCTAAATTAGCCTTGATGATCCTTGATGTATAACCTCGGTTGTCCATGGTTACTCATCGTCTGTAGACCACGCATTTAACACATCCACAAAGTCTTTCTTGGGGGCGGGTTCAGCGTTCTTCTTGCTCGGACGCTTAGTGGGTTCAGGGATCTCTTCTTCTACTGGTGCAGAAGCTTTTGGTGCAGAGATGGCTTTCGGCTTGCTGTCAGTCTGTGCCGGGGTTTGGCTGATAGCAGACTTAGCGGCTGGGCTGTTACCTTTCTCTCTAGCGGATTCCCACTCATCACGCTCCAAGAAACGCACGGGCTTGAAGGTCAGCTTGGGAGTAGCACTGTCGCTGTCGAGGCGCATCTCAGTGACAAGGGTATTGATGTTCTTACCCTGCGAACCAACGTACTTGGCGTACTGCTGGAACGGCATCTTATCGACATCACCACGACCAAAGATCGAGGTCGCCGCAAGCGTCAGTTGGTACACGTCACCCTGCACATCGTCAGCAAGCAACACAGCCAGTCGCTGTTGGAATCGGCAGGCACGGGAGTCACCCTGTCCTGAACCCTTGATGTTCTGAGGGCAACCCTCGCAGGTTTTGCTCTGAGGGCTCTCGATGCTGGGGTCGGGGGTATCGCCATCATTAGACCAGCAGTCAGGAGGTGCAGTCTCACCCGGAACGTACTTACCAGCGTAGTACTGTCGAGATACTTTGGGTGCACCATTAACGATGACGACGTTCATGGCACGGTTCTCGTTCTTGGCAATCTCTTCGCCGTTAACCATCAGACGAAAGACGCCGCCCCGAATCGAGATGCGCTTGAGGCCAGTGTTACCAGCCAGCGACTTGGTCATGTCATCGAGTTCGACTTCCTTCAGGTAGTCAGGTACGTTTTTACTAAACAAAGCGATGTCGCTCATGGTTACTTTCTCCTTATGGTGATTTCGTATTCACTATCAATGTTAAGACCGGGAGGATGGGCATCAGGGTTGGTCTCTAAAAACTCTTTCATGTTCGTCTGATGAATCCTCTTCTCAAGCAACTCCATCGTACCTTTCTCACGCATGAAGTCGTAGAAGCTTCCCCAGTCGTTAGTCCAGTAGCGATTTTTAACCGTGCGGTACGCCACGCCGTTAGGTGTGGAGAAGCTTGTAACGCCGGTCTCTTTTGAGATCTCGATAAGCTTGTGCTTCAAGACTTGCATCTGCTCTTCGATCTCAGAAGCTTTTGCGGTGTACTCTTTGTAGAGTGCATCCTTGGTGTCGCGCATCTTGATGTAAGCGGCGACGATCTTCTCAATAGGTGCGTCCATGGTTTCCTTCCGTGTCGGATCTTGGTCCGTTTTGTAACTGTAACCCAGTAACTTTAGTCTGTCAAGTATTCAATTCATTTTTATACAAGTCGATGATGCGGCTGTGGAAGTCCAATTTGTTTTGAAGCATTCCATACAGCTTAGTCTCCACAGGGCTTCCTTCGATATGCACAACAGTCACTGGGTTCTTCTGCCCCTGCCTATGCACTCGTGCGTTTGCTTGTAGGTAGGACTCAATTGAAGTCACAGGAGCATACCAAATCACTACGTTTGCCGCAGTTAGGGTTACTCCGTGTGCGGCGGCTTGAGGCTGGATGAGTAAGACTTTTGGATCTTGTTGTTCTTGGAATCGTTTAAAGGTATCGGTACGTTTGTTAACGCTCACACTCCCATCTATGATCTCTGCGGTAATGCCATTTTTTGTCAGGTGTTCTTTGAGCATTGCAAGAGTGTGGGTGAACGGAACAAACACCAGTACTTTATGGGTAGATTCTTCGATGACCTCCACCACAGCCGATAGCCGGTTAGACACATCGAACTCCACTACATTGCCGGTGTCGGTGTAGACCGCGCCGCAAGAAATTTGAAGCAGCTTGGTCAGGTTCGATGCAGCATTGATAGCAGACACTTCTTCTCCAGCAGCCTCAATCATCATGTCTTTTTTAAGTTGCTTGTAGTACTTGGTTTGTTGAGGAGACAGGGGGGTAAATCTTGATACGTGCGTAACTTCTGGTAGATCCAGACACTCCTCCTTGGTAAACCGTATGGCTGGTTGGAGCATCTTGTGAATGGTCGCTTCTGCCGACGGTTTCGGCACCCATTTAAATCTCGTCAGTTGTTGCATCACGGTATCTCTGAACCCGCCAAACAACATCGGGGCGGTGTCGGGGACGCACATCTTAGCCAGACCAAAAGCATCTAGTGGCGACTGTGCGGCAGGTGTACCAGTCATCATCCACATCCAAGTGTCAGTAGTCATGACTTCTTTCATCGCTTTGAACCGCTTGGTTCTTGGGTTCTTGTAGGCGTTTGCCTCGTCGATGATGATCAGGTCGAACCCACCGTGCTTGACGGCATCTTTTACAATCTCCAGCCCATCGAAGTTGATGATGACGTACTCGGACAAATTGTTGATGATGTCTTTGCGTTTGTCTCGGTTGCCGTAGGCAACGCTTACCGTGCGGTGCAACGCAAACTTAAACAGGTCGGCTTCCCACGCAGACTGCATGATCGACAAAGGGCAGACCACCAACACTCGGCGGATGATCCCACGCTCAAGTAGATAGTCTGATGCCCAAATGGCAGAGGCGGTCTTGCCGGTGCCCTGCTCGTTAAAGCAGAACGCCCGTTTGTGAAGGGTTAAAAACGAAGCCGTCTGAGTCTGATGGGACATGGGTTTGTACAGCCCAGGCCACTTGTAATCTTTCTCTATCGGAGAAGGAACATTCTTTAGATTTAGCTTGCGCAGGGTTTGTGCTTCTTCAAGCCCCCACTTAACGGCAACCTCGGCAACCTCTCCATTCGTTTGTAGTATCTTGCTGTTCTTTATGGTCTCGGTGATTCTTTCTGGGTACCGAGTTCTTACAACCAGTGTGTTGCCGTTAACTATTTGCACGTTTTTTCTTTTCCCGTGTACTGGTTTCGTTGACCAATCCGCGCTTGGAGTTGCGTTTAAAAGACCGGTTCTCTGAAGCGTCCATCACTGATAGGCCATCTTTATAGGTTCCGCCTTTTGATAGGGCCTTGTTATGGTGAACGTCTTTGCCATCCCCCTTCTTAACCTTCCCGGCCTCCTCCATGATCCTCCGCGCTCTGTTGCGCTCGGCTCGTTTCTTCTTGACCTTTTCGGTGCCGTCGTACTGCTCGTATTCTTTCTTGTAGGGCCGGGGCTTGTTGACGTAAGGCATGATGTCCTCCTAAGTAGAGCACCAATTTTAGGCTCAAACCTTAAGCCTGTACAGGTACGGCCTGCTCTTTGGCACGATCTGCACCACACCACGTAAAGTCAAGTCGGATAGCGCCCGTTGTGCTGAGTTCTCACTGGCTATGAAGTACTTAGCCATCTGTTTTATAGTGACGGGCTTCTTATGCTCTCGTATGTAATCGAGTATCTTATCTTCAATCTTCCGCATTTTTCGTCTCGTTGGCTAATTTGCGAATGTACCAGTCGGCCTTTTTCAGATCCTCAATACCATTCTTGTGCTTCCATCGCCAAAGATACTTCAGAGCATTACCCGTGCAGTAACCCTCAAACCCATCCAACCCTTCGCATGCCGCCTTGATTGCGTCGATGCACTCGATGCCGCCTTGGGTGTAGTGCGGCGGGTGATTCACCATGTCTTTGTCACTCATGTTTACTCTTTCCTTTCAGGTAGTGTTGCTGTCCATAGCCCGAGGCAGACCATCTCAAGTTCATCGTTGACTGGTCGTTTGTACAGGGCATCTTTCCAACCTTTGTTAAATCCCCGCTCGTACTCTTCAACCGCTTTTAATTCTCCAAGACTCTTGCCGTGCTGTATTCCAATCAAAAGGAAGATCAACATCAGCAGTGCCCATATCACGTTAATCAGTCGTGTATCTCGCATCTACCGCCCCCTTTAATTTAAACGGGTTGTTGTAGTACGTGCTTTGTGGAATTCTTGGCTCGGGTAATCGCATGCCGTCCATGTAGCGTTCTGGCTCTATGAATAACTCGTAGACATGAATCTTGGTTCCTCGATTCGTCTCGCTATACGGCAGTATCTCGACTATCTCTGCGAGGTTATCTCTGACCATGCGTCGTATCAGGCTTGCTGCCGACGGACGACTCTTCCCAATCTTCGCCGCCAATGACGTCACCGTGTAACGCTTCTTCTTTTCCATCTGTGTCCTCTAAGTAGTCAGGGGTTGCGAGTTTCCATCGGTCGTAGTTAGTCATTTCTCGTCCCTCTTTGTGTAGCCGTTCTCAGCCCATGCCACCTCATCTGTTAACAACTTCACGCGATGGCGTTCCTCGTCCAGCAGTCGCTTCAGTCTGAGGTTCTCTGCCTTCAAGTCTTTGATCTCTTGCATCAGCATGTCGAGTTCAACTGCGTTAATCAGCACTTGGTTCATGGCGGCTCCTAAAAAGGTGCGGGTTCGTAAGTAACTTCTTCCTTGGGTTGGGACACACGTTTAAGTTTTTCAGGGTGACACTTGACGTAACTGGGGAAAGGCCAGTCAGTACCGCTTGGAATGCGGACTTCTACAAGTCCTTCGTTTGCGGTAACAACCACGCCCTTCCGACCAGTGTCCTTCACCTGCACCCACATACCTTCTGTGAAGCGGTTAAGTGTTGGCATGCTCTTCCTGCACCCTGCGCAAGAGGTAGGACCGAGTAATCACCAAGGACCGGATACCATCCGTAATGTTGTCGATTTCGTCCTTGAGCATGGCGATGCGGTCCACTGCGTTTTCGGTCTGTAATTTACGAGCCGTTTCAGCGACAAGCTTCATATCCAAAGGAGGTTTTTTTGGTTCTGCCGTAGGGATGGCAGTCACAAGCTTGCCCTCCATCCTGAGTTCACCTCGCTCCACCAACCGTTTGATGGTTGAGTAGAGGCTTACTACAGGGATCTTCAACGCCTTTGCTATTCCAACTTGGTTAGACGGGCCGTTTTTGTTGAGGTAACGAATTACACGACTGTCATGTTTGGGTTTACGTCCTGCCATGGTCACTTCTCCTTAGTAAATGTTTTTTCCGTTATGTTCACAATCTACAACTGCACAAAACTTCCGACATGTGAAGTTTGGTTTTGCATTCCACACATCGGTCTTGAACGCTGTTTCAAGGCGTTCAATTTCTGTAAGCCACTTGGTCCACGCTCCGCTCTGCTGATCTTCGGTGAACTCGGCTTTAACTAAACTTTCTGCA